CGCCATCATTATTATCTTTACCTTCTTTGCAAAGAAATAATACATGCATATCTAGATCCCTAAATGATCTCATTAGACTGGTGACTGCCTCACTTACATTCTGGTAAGCCATCCTCCCGTCTTTGTTTCTGCTTTTCTCATGCACCAATAAGATCTCAGAGATCTCTGATACAGAGTCTAAACATACGCTATCGTAGACTAATTCACCAGATTTAAGAGCAGCATACACTTCTCTTAAATCATCATAATTAGATACCTCAATAGCAGATACGTTGGGCGCATCCTTAATAGAAAGCAAACCAGCTTCAGCACTTATAACCAAAACTTTCCCTGGCATACTTTGTGTTGCGTATGTTTTTCCAGCTCCAGCTTGGCCGTATATAAGAAGCTTTGCCCCCTGTTGGTCCACCAGTTTATCCGGTGTTTTTATTTTATCCTTTAAGCCCATAATCTACCCTCCTATAGTTTGTGTAAAAATGAACTTGATTATTATAACCCGAGAAACTACAATATGTAAATCATATTATTTAGGAGATGTATATGAATCAACAAAACGACATAACCTGGCTGGCTAATTATTATTTTAGGTCCAAGGCTATTGCAACAAAAAAACTAAAGGAGTTAAGCACTATGGGAGTACAACCAAATCATAAAGAAAGAAAAGTAACAGAATACACTCTTTCTGGATACATAAAATTTTTAGGTCATAAGAAGGCAGCTGAAGACTTTGAATGTTCAGAAGCTTCTTGTAAGTCTTGGAGGTATGGCTACAGGCAACCGTCTATTGCTCAAGCCAAGCAAATAATAAAAGCTACTGAGGGCAGGTTAAATTTTGAATCTATTTACGGTTCTATATCAGAAATTTTAGAAGAACAAGAGTAGTATGTTCCAACTCAATATTACCGAGGATGACTCGTCCTTGGATATTGCTTTGGCTTATTTTGATGATGGATATAATGTAGTACCTTTACAGAGATCTAACAAAAAACCTCCATCATTTTTAAAAGGCTGGGAGCAATATAAGGAAACTAGACCCAGTAGGGATCTTGTAGAGTCTTGGTTTAAAGATAGAGACAATTTACAAGTCGCATTAGTTTGTGGCAAGTTTGTCGTGGTTGATGCAGACTCCCCTGAAGCTATGGATTGGGTAGAGAAGAATCTACCTGCATGTCCGTTTAAAGTTATAACGGGTAAAGGCATGCATTACTATTATAACAACCCAGAAAATTACACCACCTTCGCAACAAGAAGGACCAATACAACTCCTATAGAACGGTTAATAGATATTAGAGGTGTGGGCGGACTTATTATTGCTCCGTTCAACCGTCATGCTAATGGCCAAGTATACAAACCAGTAATCATACCGGACTGGAAAATACATGATTGTGCAGATCTCCCAGACTTTACTGAAAAAGAATTCTTACAAATAACAGGTGTACCGAAAGTTGAGAGTAGTGTGCAGACAGCACCTTTCTCTCTAGATGGTGTCTTGGAAGGATCTAGAAATGATGGAGCTGCTAGGATTGCAGGCTATCTTATATCTAAAAATGTAAACCTAGAGTTTGTCAGAGTATTCCTACAAAACTGGAATAAGAATAACAACCCACCACTACCGCAACAAGAAGTTGATTCAGTTGTAGATAATGTTAAAAGAACGCATGATCGCAAGAATCAGATAGCACCTTTGTTTACACAATCTACTGAAAGCATTACTAGACCAAGTGATTTGTTTAGCCCACCAGGACTGATACAAAACATGTTTGATTTTTGTGAAGATATAGCGCAAGTGCCACAACCAGAGTTATCGCTTGTTGGTGCATTAGCTTTAGCAAGTGTTACTTGCGGAAGATTGTATAGAACTAACATGAATAACTTTTCTAGTATGTATTTTATGGGAGTGGCTAAGTCGGGCCAAGGTAAAGAAAATATTAAAACATTCATAGAATCTATATTAAACGCATCCGAACATGAAAAATTAGTAGTAGGGGATGGTTATACATCAAGCGGAGCTGTGCATTCTGTTCTCAAGATAAGACCAACCCAAATAACTATTATGGATGAGTTTGGTAAAAGACTAGAAGCTATCAGCAACGCTGGTAACACCAACAAAGAAGACGGCGTACAAACCTTAATGGAAGCTTGGGGTCGTTGTCACGGGACTCTACGACCAGATAACTATTCTTTAATGGCTGTCCAAGAACAATTCAAAGAGCAGATGATGAACCGTGTTGCATATAAGCCAGCCATTACTTTAGTTGGCTTGTCAGTTCCTAAGAACTTTTATGGTGCATTAAACAGCGGTAGGATCGCAGATGGATTTCTTAATAGGTTTGTTGTTGTTGAATCTAATGAGCCAAGAAGAGTTGGGGATCTAAAAAGATTTACTGAGCCACCTATGAGTGTAGTGAACTGGGTCAATTACATACGCAGAGCAAAAGGCAATCTAACAGATGCTGGCAGAGACAACGCTGAGTTAGATATAAGTCAAACAGTATTAGAGTTTGACAGACAATCAGAGGAGCTACTACAAGACTTTGCAAGGGAGATCATCAAACGCCAAGACATCTTAGAAAAAGACAACCTTGAGCCTTTGCTGAGTAGATCTAAAGAAAAAGCTATGCGATTGGCTTTGCTTTGTACTTTAGCCTCTAGCGCTGACGCTACTAAGATTACAGCCGATATAACTAAGTGGGCGATAGATTACATCAGATACTACGATCTTATGTTTATAGAGGCTTGTAGGGACAAAGTAGCCAGTTCTGCAACAGAATCTAAGATAAAACAGGTTTTATCCTTTATTAGATCTAGAAACGGCGAAGGCATTTCTAAAAGAGAGGTAGATAGACACGAATTATTTAGGAGTATGAAGTCATATGAAGTAAAAGAAATTATTGAAAGATTAAAGAATGCTGGAGAGATCCAGGAAATAGAAATTAAAGTTGGGGGCAAAGGTAGACCAGCCAAAAGGTTTGTTGCTGTAGATCCTAACTTCTTTGAGGAATAACATGAAAACACCATCATTAGAAAGCAGAGAAGATCAGAAGCGAGAAGAACGAGTAGCAGGATTTTTAGAGGGCCTATGGGGTGTCAGCTGTCATAAGTTACCGCCTAGTTATTCTTTGGATTATTGGATAGAGTCGGCAGAAAATAATTACTGGTGTGAAGTTAAATGTAGAACCTTTGCTTACGACAAGTACGACACCATTATTATATCTACCAACAAACTTAGAAAAGGATCTTCATTCGCACTAGCAACCGGAGTGCCTTTTATTATTGTGTATGCTATGACTGACGGTATTTACATGCATAAATGGAAAGAAGATTTTACCTATGATGTCAGAATGAACATAAGCGAAAACCCTACTTATGAAGAAGACAACGAGCCATACATACATATACCTGTAGAAGATTGGATCTGTTTATCAGATAAACCGTTGGGTATGGACCGTAATGAAATAGGTTTCTAATGAGGAAGAATGCACCAACCACTAAGCTTACTAAAGAACAAGAAGCTTGGATGGAAAAACAAAAGTTATATGCAAGCCACCCTATTTATAATAATTCTTTAATCAGAAAAATCTGTAATGATTTTGACGGAAAAGTTATAGAAGTAAACGGTAAGAATATTACCCAAGCCTAGACGGTCTGCCAAATAACTGTTCATCAAAGTCTAGTCTATCTCTAGCCAAAGGATCTACAGTCGGCATTTCAATTGATGATACATCTGGCAGCGGTATGTTTGCTTGAGTTGTACGCAAAGATTGTTGAGCTTGAGTGGCTGCATCTCTTGCTTTATCAGTGGTAGATCTAAATATCTTTTTAGCTTGATCAATAAAACCTTCCTCTTCAGCTTCGTTAACAGCTTCCTCTGCAATTTCCTCTGCTTGTTCTCCTATAATTTGCGCTTCTCCATTTATGTATCTTACGCCAGCTAATCCTGCTGCTCTTCTTGCCATACGAATTGCTTCACTAATTGATCCTTTGTCTGTTTTTAACATTAAGCCAACAAACCTTGGATCTGAAAACAATTGCCTCATAATAGCCAAACCAGCTAATGTGGGTAAGGTAGCTAATGGAGCAAATACAACACCAGCTGCAATACCAGCTGCTACCAATCCACCAGCAGAGCCACCCCTACCAATCTCACCAACCGTTGATAGATCTATATATCTTTGGAAATCTTTTAAACCTTGAGTAACTTCTTTACCAAACATAGCTTCTAAAGTTTCATCACCATAAGTTTCAAGCGCAGATTTTAAATGTCCTGGCTTAAATATTTCTGTTATGTTGCCCTTACCGTTGTAATTAAAATCAATTGATTTAGCTAAAAGTTTTTGCATACTAGATTGTTGAATGCTTTTAAAAACTTCAGGACTTACAGTTTCTTTTAATATTTGTATATTAGATCCTGCATTTGGTCTAAAAATAGATTTAACAGTTTCATCAACTCCTTTATTTGGAAGATCTACAATAGCTCTATTAGCTTCAAAAATTAATCTCTTTTCTGACTCATCTGCAAGTTTGCTTAGTTGTTGAACAAACGCAACACCTTGATCGCTATCAGATAAACCTTTTTTAGAAGCAGTAAAATCGTTGACAAGATTTTTCATATCAACAGGCTTTAAATTTGGTTTGAGTTTTGCTAATTGATTTATTGTTTGCAGCACTAAGTTTCCTGTGCTTCTTCCACCTCCAGCATCTTCAAACAAAGCTAGCAACTTACCTTCATTCTCACCTTCAAACTTTTTAATTGTCCTTGCAAAAGCGGTAAAATCAATTACATCTTCTGGACCAGATGTATCAGTAGATGATCTACCAGCATTATAAAATAATCTTTTTCTAAGTTGTCCTTTTAACTCTTGTTCTTTATTTGATGTTTGTCCTAATTTTCTTTTGTATTCATCAAAAGATCTAAGGTTTTTAAATAGATCTTGTAAATCTTTTGTTTTACCTTTTTCTACTAATTTTAAATACACTTCATCTGCATTAGTAGCTCCTCTGCCTCCTTGCTCAATAACCCTATTAATTGCTACTCTATCAAACGGTTCAAGCAATCTTGCTGATAATTTATTTGCATCTCTTAATCCTTCTATCGCTTCGTTTAAAACTTTTTGTTGAGCTGCTTCTATTGTAAAATCGTCTCCTAAATTTAAAGTTCTTAGTGTGTCAGCTAAATTTCTAGCAAATTCCTCTTCTCCTGTTTGCTCTAAAGATGTAAAAATACTATCGGCCCCTTGTTTGCCTTTAGTAACTAAACCCGCATCATCAATATTTAAAGTTCTTCTATCATCAAATTTGTTAAGCACAGCAATTAAAGTTCTTCTAAGTTGAGTTGGGACCATGCTCATTTCTGCATAATCCTTTAAAGTATCATAAGAATTTCTTACGTTTCTTAAATCTAATTTTCCTGTTAGTGCTTTTTGCTCCATATCATTTAATATGCTGTCGATTTGATTTACCAAGTTAGCACTAATATCTGGATCTCTAGCTCCTCCTAATTGCCAAGCGCTATTTGATTCTTTGTACTGTTCAAGAATATTTCTTGCGTCCTTTAAATATCTTGCTTGAGTTCTTCCAATAGTATCTCTTAATGCTCCAGCAACTAATTTTTCTTCTCTGGTTCCACCAGCAGGAACTTTCATTAAATCTAAAAATTGTTGGTCTACTCCATCATATTTTTTACCAATAGTCCTTACGACTTGGCTTCTTGCTTGTTGCAAAGTTTCAATAATGCTTGTTCCAACTTCTTCTAAACCTTCAATCTGAGTCATATCACCAACATTAAAAGCATCTTCTTGAATGTCTTTTAGTAGTTCATTTAATACTTTGGTAACATTTTGTTCTTCCAAACTTAAATTATTTCTAGCAAGTTGAATTTGTTCGTCAAGACTACCTTTGGTTGCTTCACTAATATATTTATTTGATGCAACGTCATGTGCATCAATAGCTTTAAGTAAATAATTTAAATTACCAAACAAATATTCATTTGCTTCTTTAGCTCTTGCTGGCCCCAATACTTGTTCTGAAATTTGTTGAGTTCTTCCAGGTAGTTGTTTTTTAAGTGTAGCCTGAGAAGGAATAAACTTATAATCCAACATGCCAACTTCACCTTTTTTAATAGCTGCTTTAATTTCTTTTTCAGTTGCATCTCTACCTAAACGTCTGTCTAAAGCCATAACATCCGTTACAACTCTACCTTTATTACCTTGTCTTAAAAGTCTTACATCACCTTGAGGAGCTTTTCTCCCAAGAAGCAAACCATAAGCTCCACCTACGGCCTCTCCTAAACCTTGACCAACAGAACCCAAGATAAATTCAGTTGTATACAAACTATTTAAATCATCTCTGTCTTGTAACTGAAATCCTTGTTGAGTATCAAAAACTTCTTCTTCCGCAGCTTTACCAACAGCAGAACCAACACCAGATGCAAATATGTTAGCTAAAACTTTATTGCCTCCAAACAAAGCTCTTAATCCTTGAATAACTTTTAGTTGAGGAGATAAGAAAGTTAAAGCACCAGCAATCGGGCCTGCTATACCAGAAAAGTCAGCAAAGTCTCCTGTACGAAGATTAAAACTATTTTCATCAATAACGGTATTAAGGTTAATTACAGAGCCGTCTGCTAATGTTTTTTGTTGTACGGGCAATCCTAGCTCTTCTAATCCTGTTGGGGTAAGAGCTAACTGGCCTTTAGTATTTCTTGTAAAACCTTCGTTACCTACTTTGTTTTCTAAAACAGAGTCTTGATCTTCAGCCGTTTCTATACCTTTAATAGAATTAAACAAATCTCTTAATACTTTGTTTTCTTCTTGTTCGGTTTCGGTTCTTCCTAGCTTGCCTCTTAATCCTTTGTAATTAACACCTGTTTCATAATCAAAATATAGTTTGTCATAAAAAGGAGATATAGCGCCTTTTGCAATTTCTGCTTTTACTTTTTGCCTAGCTTCAGTTGCATTTTCAGCTTCAACAATTTGCGAAACACCTTCCGAAATATTGACTTTAAACCGTTGCATTTTTATTCAGCTAATCCAATCTCTGTTAGATTAGATTGAACATTCTGTCCTAACAACCGTTGTAAAACAGCTGCTGCTTGGGATGCTTGTGGATCTATTCCTTGAATTTCTCCGTAAATAGGAAGTAAGTTTACAAAAAATTGTTGCCCATAAGTTCCCTGTTGTCCCAATATAGGTAAGGTAGTAGCTATAGTTCGTTTTCGTTTTTCATTATTGTCTGCTAAACCTCTACGAGATTCTCTAAGTTTTCCAAGAGTAATGCTAGGATCTTGTGTTAAAGACAAGTCTCCAAATACTTCTAAAATAATAGTCCTATCTCTATCAGAAATAGTTCTACCAGATTCTCCTAATATTGCTTGCAAGTTTTTTTGTCTTACAACTTCAACCAATTTATTAACTTTTTCTTGAGCAGATAATTCACTAAATTCTTTTTGCGCTCCAAAAAAAGCACCTACTTTATCAGCAAAAGAATTAATCCATCCAAGAGCGCCGCCCACAGCTTCACCACTTTCTTGAGCTTCCACAATGGTTTCGATTGCTAAATCTACAAATCCTGTAGCAGCTACTCCACCTTTAAACTCATTTATATCAGTCATCATTTTTTCATTTAGCTCAATAATTTTATCCGTAGGCATAGGTTTAGCACCAGTAGCCGCTGCTTTTGCTCGAGCAAGTTCTATCTCTCTTTGATATTTTCTTTCTTCTTGATCTGCTAACAATTCTCTAGCCGCTCTCTCTTCAGCAGCTTTTGCTGCACCAGATGAAAGACCTGTACCAAATTGGCCTGTCCTAACAAGCTCACCACCAACATTTCTAATAAAGTTTAGGAAATTATCAGAGCCAAAGAATCCTGGCTTGTTAGCTAAAGTTGTAACAGCATCATCATCTTTTTTATCAGGAGATGTTTCTTCTTTTTTCTTTTCTTCTTCGTTAATCTTGTCAGCTTCTTCTTGAGTTAGATTAGGATCTATATCAGGAAGTGTTGGAATAAACTTTTTTTGTATTTCATTTTTACTTTCTTCTTCAGTCTTATTAACATTTACGGTTAAATCTTTTATTTCCTCATCAATAAAATCAGAAATACTTAAAGGCTTTGGAGGCCTAACATTTAAATTAAACTCTCTTTCTGCTGGAGTATCTTCTATTATGTCTTCTTGTTCATCAATACTAACGACAGAAGGTTCTTGCCTTATAGGACCTACTAATAGATCTTGTACTTCTTCTTCAAAATCTTGTATTTCTCCTGATTGCGCTCTATTTAAAATAGATGCTAATTGTTCATTTGAATAACCTCTTCTTAATAAACCTTCATTTGAAGGAATAAAACCAGGACCAGCCATAGGACCTGCTGGTATATTATTTGGAGAATCAAAAGGATACCGATCTGTAGTAAAAATATCTTTTGGTTTTTCTGCATCAGCCATAAAACCAGATCCTAGTTGAATGCCTCTCTCAACAATTTCACCAGCCGTATCTTTTACAACACCACCAATATCTTGCAGGCCAGAACCAACACTTAAATAATCTGGAAGTTGTTTTCCAAATTCAAACATACTAGGGCTTACACTAGAAAATCTAGCTTTCCTTGTTCCAACTATTTTTCTAAATATTTCTTGAGTTTGTGGACTGTATGAAACACTAGGATTTTGAATTAATGCTTCTAATTCTGGTATTGGTGCAGTTTGTAAAATTTCAAAAAGTTTGTTTTCGTCTAATGGAATTTGTTGATTATTTTGTTTGTCAACATAATAGTATTGATTAGCACCACCACCTTCTTGAAACATCCTTCTATTAAGAAAGTTCATGTTAGTTGCCTCTGTTTGGTACTAAAGCTCCGTAAGCAGAGAAAGCTGCTCCAAGACCTTGAGCGCTTGGATCAGGAGCCATACCGTAGGTAGAATCAATCTGGCTTCCTGCTTGTTTGTAGCCAGGTAGTAAAGCACCAATACCCTGCATAGTTTGTAACGGCCTCATTTGCTGTTGCAATTGTTGCGTAAACTGTCTTTGATTTTGTAGATCTGCAATTCCTCTTGCACCAGCACCAAAGCCTGCTAGTTCGGCTCTTTGGCCTCTGTTTAATGCTTCTAGGTTTGTTCCTATACCAGACAGCTGACCACCATATCCTGCTAATTGAGATCCTAGTTGAGAAGCACCAGCTCCTCTTTGTGCGCCTATACCTAACAATCCAGATGCCGCAGCTCTTTCTGCTTGTCTTTGTCTAGCAAACTCTCCAAGGCCTGTTTGTTGCGCTTGTGAGAAACCTCTTGATCTAATGTTTGATAGTGCGTCACCTAGGCCCCTACCAAGGGCTTCTCTTCTTTCATCTGCACCAAGTCTTGCCCTAGATCCAAAAGCTGATTCGCCGCCAGCAGAGATATTCTGCGCTATTGCTGCTATATCTTGTTTGTCGCCAGCTTTCATTACATCATCAATAGTTTGTTGCACAACCGCATCCTCGTAAGGATTGTAGAATTGTTCTGTCATGCTAGGATCATAAGCACCTACGGTTCCCTGAAGAAGATCTTCAGCTTGAGTAAAGTATGGATCTTGTAATGCTTCTGCTCTTCTAGATTGCTCTATGGCTTGATTAACTAAGTCTTGTTGTTGATTAAAGAATGGTTGAAATGCACCAAGACCAGCTTGCGCTCTTTGTCTTGCTATATTTTCTAGCGAATCTAAACCGGCAGTTTGTTGTAAAGGAACACTACTTCCTATTAAGTTTGCACCAGCTTGTTGTAATTGATTGTAAAAACCAGGAGTACCATCTGATCCAAAATACAAAGCCCGTATAAGCGGGTCTGTTATTGTTTCAGCTGTAACTTGACTCTGAAGTACGGGATCTACTGAGTTAGCCATTACGCCATACCTCCAGACTCATTATATTGTTCAAAGGTATCCATTAGTTTATTCATTACACTTACACCATTTTTTCTATTAGGTTGGCTCGCAGCTATTAGTTCAATACCTTTTTTTGTTTTATTGAATTGAAAACCACCAGCGCCGTTGTTAGCAGAAGCCGTCATTACAAACTCACCATCACTAAGCATAGCTGGTATATCATCAGATGTTCCTGTACCAGGACCAACTGACTCACCACCTTGACGCATATCTAGGTCGCCTATTGCGGCTAAACCACCTTGATTAAACTGTGGTCTAAATCCTATCGGGCCACCAAACTTTGCTGCTTTTCTTACGCCTAAATCAAAACCAGCAA